ATGGGTTACATCATCGTAGGCTCTGAAGACGGCATCAGCATTATTGATCCACATAGTGGTAGCTGGGCAGAGCGCACGGTTGGCTGGCCCAGAAGTTTAACCACCAGCACGACACCGGCATTGACCGATAATGATGTGCAAGATGTTGATGCTGGTCTTTCTGATCAGCCGCCATTCGACCCCCGCACAGGAGGTCCACTGCCAGATTTTGCATGTGCTTATGGAACAGGCGTTGATGCGTTTTCCTTAATTAAACATGATGGGAATGTTTGGGACTTGGCCTCAACACCCTCCTCAGACCCTCTATGCATCATTACCTCCGATGGAATGGTTGGGGGTACTAGGTCGGGTGATCTACCGGAAATTGCTCAGCTATCCATATCCGGCATTAACGCTGACGATTTTGGTACTTGGAGCAATTATACCGGGGCCTTTACTCCGGAAACTGGTTGGGATGAGCATGGTGGTTTACTGGTAGGAGGCAGTTCAGCCTTCTTTCAACAAATGATTCTTCGCAGTAAAGCTGGCACCGATAATTCCAGTCAGGCCGAAGAGGTTGTCTATAATCACACCAACCGCACATACACAACTGGTTATATGTCTGGCGACATCCGTGGCGCATGGTTGGCCAACAGCGCAACAGCGGATCGATCTGTTAAGGGCAACACCCTCACCGAAACCGGAACGGTAACCGAAGCGGCGGTGGAATCCGGTGCGGAGTTGATGGGGTATAATGACTTTAGCGACAGCACCAATTATTTGAGCCAAGCATATGATGCTGATTTTGATTTCGGTACTGGCAGTTTTTCTTTGAGTTGCTGGGTGAAGGCGAACGGTACTGGAGCTGGCGAATATTGGGTATTTGGCAGAAAGAGTGCAAGCCATTATTTCTACCTCCAATTTCGGGGCAATGATAGCGATAAGATACGCCTTGAAGCGTATGATGGTAGTAACAATCTTCAAGTGAATACGAGTGGGGGAAATGATGATAACACATGGCATCATATAGTTGCCGTGTTTGATTCTTCTGGTGCTACAGATGAAGGCAGAATCTACCGAGATGGTATTTTAGAAGGAACTGACGTTCAGGCCATGAATACCCTGACCGATCCTGATGGTCTGATAGGTGTGGGGGCACAGCCAGATGGTAGTAGCGCAGCCACCGGTATCACGTTAGCGTTGGCACGGATTTCAGCAACAGTTCCAACCGCCACGCAAATCCGCCAGATGTATGATGCAGAAAAACCAATGTTCGTCGCCTCTGCTGAATGCCTACTGCAAAGCGGCAGCACCGATGCAGTGCTGGATGTCGATGTTGATCCACTGACGGGCAAGGTGCTGGTTACCCAGACTGATGCCATCACGATCTTTGATGGTCTAGCTGTAGACAGCAAACCTACTGTTAATTCCGGCAACAGTGAAAAGGGCAAGTTGTGGGGCGACCTACGGGCTGAACAGAACTCGGCCAATGCATACGTCACTGCTCCAGCGGTTGATCAAAGGCAGGTCAACGAGATGGTGCGGGGATTAGCATCAGATTTACCGCAAGGCGTTGATCTTAGTAAGGCGAAGGCGTGGTGTGTGTATGAGACAATCGGCACACTTTCGATCATGGCTAGTTACAATGTTAAAAGTATCACTGACGTTGGCACTGGTGAAACAGACATCGCCTTTGGTATCCCATTCAAATCTAATAATTTTGTTGCCGTTGGAGATGGCCAGGCATGGGTGAGCCCCGCTGAACACACCTACATAAACTACACAGATTTTGTTGGGGGTACGAAAGTCAGGGTCCGGTGGGCAAATGCATCAGCCGGTATTGACACAGTATATAATACAGTAGTTTGCTTTGGAGAATTAGAAAATGAGTAACGAGATAATTTTGAACGCCAACGGCACAGTTACTGTGGTCGGTGACGCCGGATCGGTCAGCGGTATCATCGCAGAGGCCGTGAAGGCAGCGACCATTCCTGCTGAATATGATGAGGACGGCAATGAAGTCACACCGGAAATCGTACCGGATGCCGATACGCTGATGGTCGAGATCAGCGCCGAAGACCTGAAGACGCACGAATGGCGTCTACCCAAAGCCCGTGTAGACCGGCTGGAGGATATTCGGGGCGCTCGTAACGGTAAACTAAAAGACCTTGATCTTGAATATCAACTGGCTGATGAAGGCGTTCACCCAACCGGGTTAGATAAAACCGCTGTTGCCGCTAAGAAGGTTGCTTTGCGTGATCTTCCTCCTGCTGTTGAGACACATCTGGCTACGCTAGAGAATACGGATGACATCAGCGCATATGTTCCTGCTGCACTGGAATAGATTGGATATTGACGGGCCAATATTAGGATACTGGAAGCACCATGCCTATTTCCAAATTACAATTTAAGCCTGGGTTAAATCGTGAGAGCACGGCGTATGCTAATGAAGGCGGCTGGTTTAATTCTGATTTAATTAGATTTAGGAAAAGTCGTCCTGAAAAACTAGGCGGTTGGGTTAAATTAGGTCAAAATACATTTGAAGGTGTTGCTAGATCAATGTGGACATGGTCCACATTGGACAACTCAAAATTAATGGGTCTTGGAACATCTAGTAAATTTTACATAGAAGAAGGTACTACATTTAATGATATAACACCAATACGAAGAACAGCAGACCCATTAAGCAATAATCCATTTACAACAGGAGATGCGGGAGCGGATGCGATATTAACTGTTACAGATGCAAGTCATGGCGCTAATGTGGGTGATTTTGTAAATTTTCTAGGTTCTTCGTCAGTTGATGGTGTAACCGCAGCCCAAATAAACACTGAATTTGAAATAACTTCAATTGTAAATGCTAATTCTTATACAGTTACAACTGCTGGAACAGCCTCATCTGGTGATACTTCAGGCGGGGGGGCTAGTGTAACTGCTATTTATCAACTTAACGTTGGCACTGAATCCTTTGTAGCAGGAAATGGTTTTGGTGCAGGATTATTTGGCGGCTTAATTACTTCATTTTCTCAAACAACTCTTAATGATGCTGGCGGTATTAGCGCCGGGGATTCATCTTTTACATTAACAAGTGCTGCCGATTTTGAAACAGCTTCTACAACCACAACATCAGCATTAACCTTATTGAGCACAACGCTACCGTTAACTAGCACAAGTGGTTTCCCTGATAGGGGCCATGTTCTAATTGACAGTGAAATTATTGCCTATGATCTACAATCAGGCAATAATTTAAGTGAGCTTGTGCGTGGCGCAGACGGCACAACCGCCGCAGTTCATAGTAATGGAGCAACAGTTACCTTTGTCGGATTAATGTTAATTGACGATGAATTAATCCGTTACACAGGAAAAAGCAGCAATACTATAGATACTGGTGTGGGTCGTGGTGCCTTTGGAACTGTTGCTGCGTCACATGATGACGGCACTGTGGTAAAAGAAGCTAATGATTTTGTTAGTTTTGGAGCAGCCTCAACATCAACTGCTCTTTCAGACCAAAATCTAAGGCTTTGGTGGCAGGATAATTTTGGGGAAGACCTTATTTTTGGCCCACGCAACGGTGTTCCTTATTATTGGGATAGAGGCTTGGGTGTTGCTACACGGGCTACTGCTCTTTCAGCCCAAGCAGGCGCATCTGATGCCCCCACCCTTGTGCGCGAAATATCGCTATCTCCTACAGATCGGCATGTTGTAGCCTTTGGTGTTAATGCCTTGGGAGAAACTACATTAGATCCATTACTTGTTCGTTGGTCAGACCAAGAAAATGCTTTTGATTGGACCCCCACAGCTACTAACACCGCTGGAAGCCAGCGTATTTCTAGTGGTTCTGAAATTATTACAGCTAAACGAACGCGCCAAGAGTTTCTAGTTTGGACGGATATGGCTATACATTCAATGAAATTTGTAGGCCCTCCATTCACATTTGGTTTTCAATTACTTGCTTCAAATATTTCTATCATTAGTCCAAATGCTGGTGTTAATGCAAAGGATGCAGTATTCTGGATGGATAATGAAAACTTTTATGTTTTTTCAGGTCGAATCGATGTTTTGCCGTGCACTGTTTTGCGGCATGTATTTGAGGACATCAACCTAGAACAGCGATTTAAGTTTTTTGCTGCGTCTAATAGGCTCTTCAGTGAAATATTTTGGTTCTACGTATCGGAAGACGCTATAGACATTGATCGATATGTTAAGTTTAATTATGCAGAAAATGCTTGGGATATAGGCACGTTATCCAGAACAGCTTGGAACGATGCCGACATACATATTAAACCTCGGGGTGCCTCAAGTAATACGATTTTTGTTCATGAAACAGGCTGCAATGACGATGAATCAGCTATGACCTCATTTATAGAATCTTCTGATTTTGATATAGGAGACGGGGACAACTTCATGTTTGTTAATCGTATACTTCCCGATATAGTTCTAGGAGGGGAAGGAACACCTGCCGTTGATTATATTTTCAAAACCAGAAATTTCCCAAATGATTCTTTAACTACTGATTCTACAAACTCTATTACTGCTTCAACTAAACAGGCTTTTCTAAGGGCGCGGGGCAGGCAAGGAGTATTAAGAATACAAAGCGACACGTTTAATGTGGATTGGACATTA